CGCCCGAAAAAGCCCCTCGCCGGGCAAATCAAGGTGCTGGCCATCTTCTTCCCGCCGGATCGCCGCCGCCGGGACATGGATAACGTCTGGAAAACGCTGTCGGACGCCCTCACCCTTGCCGGGATATGGAAAGACGACTGCCAGATTGCCGACCTTACCCTGATCCGCCGCGATCCGGTGCCGGGCGGTAGCGTGGCGGTGCAAGTGACGGAGCTGCTTGATGGATAAAACCATCGTCATCCAGTCCGCCGGGCACGCCGCCCACGCCAGCCAGATCATCAACCTCAACTGGCAGGCCATGCACGCGGCTGGGCATCCGATGGCCGTCTCGATTCACGAATACAAGTCCATCCGCAGCATCGAACAACAATCCTTGATGTGGGTGCGCCTGGGCGAGATTGCCGAGCAGGCGTGGGTGAATGGCCGGCAATACGCCGCCGAGACGTGGCACGAACATTTCAAGCGCGAATACCTGCCGGACGAGGCAGGCCCAACGAAGCGGTGCCGGAAGGGCTACAAGAAGTGGGAGTACATGCCAAATGGCGAACGGGTGCTGGTGGGCAGCACAACCATGCTGACGGTGTTCGGCATGAGCGAATACATGACGCAGATCGAAACGTATGCGGCGACGGAATTGGGGGTGATGTTTAAATGACCCAAGCCCACCTCTCCCGCCTCGCCGCCATGCCCTGCGCCTTGTGCGGCATGCAGCCTGTCGAAGTGCATCACCTGCTGGAGGGGCGCACGAAGGGGCGGAAGTCCGGCCATTACACCGCCATCCCACTGTGCCCGGACTGTCACCGGGGCAGCGGCAACGGTATCCACGGCCAGCGCCGGTTGTGGAATGTGCTGAAGAAGACCGAGCTTGAGCTGCTCGGGGAAACCATCGAGCGAATTCTGTATGGCCCTTGAATCCTGGCGCTATCGCAACCCTGCCGAGGTGATGGAAAGAATGGAAGAATCCCAAGCGTTTGAACGGATGGATCATCGCCTCAAGAAGTGGGGAGCCTGGAGCCGGGCAGGGTGCATTGCCCCCGAACTATGGGAGTCCGACCCGCCTCCGTCCTACGAATTCCTGACGCGCGATGACGTAGAGGACGCATGGCGCATTCAGTGCATGGTGATGCGCCTGCCCATGCTGCACAGAATCGTCTTGGCGGTGCATTACGTCCACTGGCGCGAGGTCGATTGCGAGCCGCACCACGAAATCAATAAGCGCCTTGCCAAGATGGCCCGCGCCGCTTTCGAGAAAATGCCGCAGATATCCCGCCACGAATACCGGCCGATTCGCGACAGAGCGGTGCGCATGCTCGTCAACTCTGAAGAAGTCATGCTCGCCGCAATCCGGCCGGTGCGTTGATAGATTGACGGGTTCACCCCACCCCTTTATAGATTGACGAGTTCAACCCATGTTGAAACCCACCCCTTTATAGATTGACGGGTTCAACCCATGTTGAACGCCCTAGAACGGCTGGCGCGGTGTCCGGAAATCCGGACAGCCACTCACTCTCGCCGCGCCGCACGTCGAATGCCCGCTGACAGGTCTCCGTCGGCCAGGCCGCGTAGTGTCTCGACGCTGGCCGCGTCCAGGGTGACAGAGTACCGCCGCATCGGGCCGGCGATCAGTCCGGCATCCTTGGGTTTGCGCCCTTGACCCATGCCAGGGCCGCCGGATCGCCCCTTGATCGCCGCTTGCCATGCGGTGATGGCCTTGTCCTGCGGCAGCGACCGCAGCGCGCCGGCATTGATTTGCACCAACACGCCGGAGGCAAGCCGTACCAGGGCGCCAGCCGAGCCTGGCAGTATGCCATCGCCCCGCGTGATGACCCCCAGCGCCCGCGCGCCAGCCGGCAGCGGCGACGCCGAATAGATGCGCCAGTCCGCCGCCACATCGACGGCGAGCCGGCCACGGTTTAGATGTGTCATATCCTGCCTTTATGGCATCCTTTCTGTGATTTTATGGCACTATCGCCCCACTGCCCACGCGCGAGCATGGGCAGGGAGGCTAGGCGCAGGAAATTTCAGCGGCGGCGCGGGTGATCTCGCTCTGCCAGCACCAATGATTTTCGCCGCTCCAGTTGCTGATCGGCGAGACATTCCAGGCGCGGCCCTGGTTGTAGTCCTCGACCGTCGGCTTGACGTTCGCGTCGGTTTTGGCGGCGACAGCATCGATGGCGCGTTGCACCAGCGCGTCGGACAAGCGGCGATTGCAGGACACATACATCGCGCTGCCGAAAGTCTCGTTCCACGGGCTGCGCTGGTACTCGTAGCCATCAACCATCCCGTCGAAGTGGCCCGCGCTGAATCGCTCGGCGATCTCCTCGACCTGCTTCACCGTCGGCCCGTCCGTCCACCTGATGGATAGCGACCCATACCCCCTGCCCATCGTTACGCTGATTTTGACGCCGGGAAACGCGGCCTTGAGCAGTGCGCGCGCATTGGCGGCGGCAACCTTCGCACCGTCGCCTTGGGTGAGCTGCGGATATTCGGCCTTGAGGCGCTCGACTTCCTCGGCGAAGCGGCGGGAAGCTTCGGCGCGCTTCGCGGTTTCGTCAGCTTTAAGCATGGCCGCGCCGGCATGCAATGCGGCGATCTCGGCCTCGTCAGCGTAGCCGTCCTCGACCAGGTAGCGGTGCGCGCAGCCGTTGCGCTGCTCGGCGGGAACCAGGCTGGAGAAGCTCACGCGGCGCAGTTCGCGGCCGTCGGCGAGAAGGATGTCGACGCTCTGTGTGGGGTGGTCAAGCGCCACGATGGCGCCGCGGCCGGAAGGGTTGCACATGTCGCCTGTGTAGCTGATGCGGCGACCGATGGCGAAGAGTTCACCGATTGTGGTTACGTTCATTTTCCGCCCCCCATTCCAAGCCGCGCAACAGTGCGCACGATCCGCGATCCGCCCATCAGGCGCACCGCTTCACCGCGCCCACTCCATGCGGCGAGGATGTCGGCTGCCCTGGCCGGATCAGCAAGTGAAATACTGCGGATGCCGTGCCGGCGCTCGCCGTCGGAGTAGTACAGCACCAGGCTTCCGGGCATCTCATCGTCGTACACCTCGATGCAGCGGCGGGCGTCGTCTAGGTCATGCAGATTGTGTGTGGTGCGCGGGAAGTCGGCGCGGGTTTGGTCGAGCATTGATATGCGCTTGGTCATGGCTCAGACTCCTTCGTAATATCGACGCACGTCCTCGACCGATTGTTCGGCCTCGGCGGCGAGCTCTTCGACCGCGCGCCCGTCGACGTGCGTGAGCACGTTCGCATCGTCATAGGTCAGCATCACGATATCCAGCTTGTAGCGCGAGTGCAGCGCGCCGCGCTTGAAAACCTGCGCGGCCACGTCATCCTCCGCCGCGCCGTCGTCCTTGAGGTCGGAGGATGGAAAGAAAGCGTCTTCCGGCAGGCGGCAATAGGGGTTGTTCCCGATGTGGCCACGGCTGGAGAAGAGGCGCATCGCGCCTTCGTCGTCGCGTGCGTATTGCGCGCCCCAGCCGTTGTGCCCTGCCGCTGCGAGCACCGCGTCGCGCAGCGTATTGTCCTGGCTTCCGATGGGTTCGCCAACCTGGCCGATTACTTGATATTTAGTGGTCATGGTCTTTCTCCTTGCCCCTGATTCCGCGAGGCGCCGGGTGGCCTGGGTGGCCGTGAATCTATGATTGAATTATGCGAGAAAAACAAAGAAAAGTCAAGAAGAATTATGCGCGCCAATCATGGAATGTTTCTATGCGAAAAGGATTTTTGCTTATGGGTATTGACAAACGCAAAAACATCAGGATAATGGGCGGCAATTAGCTCAGGGAGAGGTGCGCCCTGGCGTTCCGCAAGCCGGCCATCGAGCCGGCTTTTTCATTTCCGATCCTCCTGCAGCGCGGATCTCCCTCCCTTTCGGGCCGTGCTGTTTTGCCCGCCGGCCTGGTGCTGGCGGGCTTCTTACTTCGGCACCCCGCGCCGTCGGCCTTGCGCTGAAAAGGATATAGCGGCCCCAGCCTGGGCCAGATCGGGAGGAAACCGGGCGACACCGGGCCTTGATCCGAGCCGCGCCACCGAATACCAGGTGACGCAAGAAACCCTCTCTACATGCACCACACAGATATGCCGACCTCGGGCATGGCGATGCACGCCCACGGAGGGGCAGCGCGTGACGCCACGATACGGCGTGAGGGTAATACGGTGCAGGTTCCCTGCGATGCCTTCCCTTCCTGGGTGGGTGCAGGGAGAACGGATCACGGCTTTACCCTACTATTCAAACATTCTTACGAATACACGAATACTAGGACTATTCAAACAAACGTTGGAATAGTCAAGAACAGACCTGCGGCGCCTGTCAGGATGGGGTCATCCTGAATCCGGAGTGCACCGGATGAGCCGCACTATATAAGCAGAAGCTAATGAGGATGCTCAAGCCATCGAGGCTCGCAACACCCGGCCGCAAGCTGGCGATCCTGGAGACAGTGCCAGGTGCAACACCCAGGCAGCGCGGGCGACCCTGGGCCAGGCGGCGGGCGGCATGGCTGCGCGAACACCCGCTTTGCGCCCACTGCCTGCAGGCCGGCAGGGTGCGAGCTGCGGCCGAGGTCGATCACGTTATCCCACTGGCCGCCGGCGGCGCCGACGATGACGGCAACCTGCAGTCGCTCTGCTCCGACTGCCACGCCATCAAGACGGCGGGCGAGGCGGGGAGGGGGGCGTCGGAAGTCTAGCCGCCGCCCGGCCGGTAACCGCCCGGTATCCCATGCGCGGAAAAAATTCCCCTATTAAATCAATCACGTTGCACTAGGAGAATCATCAAATGGCCGGAGTTAAGGGTAGAAGTGGCGGAAAGCGTCCGAATACTGGCGGCGCTCGTCCTGGTGCGGGGCGAAAGCCGAATCCGCCCATCGAGATGACGGTGATTGGCGCGCATGAAGATCCTAAAGCCTTCCTGTTCTCGGTCATGAACGACACTTCGATGGATGGCAAGGCGCGGCTGGATGCTGCCAAGGCGCTGATGCCCTACATCCACCCGCGTATTGGCGAGAGCGGCAAGAAGGAAGCCCGGCAAGCCGCTGCCGGGAAGGTAGCGAAGGGCAAGTTTTCTCCTGCTGCGGCACCGAAGCTGGTTGTAAACAACAAGTAGCCGTATGGATTGGGATACTTCCTGTCCTGATTGGGAGGGCAGGGTACGGCGGCGCGAGTCGCTGATACCGTTTTCGCCGCTGTTTCCGGTTGAGGCGGAAGACGCCATGCGCGTGTTCCGGGAACTGCGGATAGTCGATGCTCCAGGTTCTCCGGCAATGGCGGACGCCAGCCGGGAATGGATCACGGATTTCGTATCGCATGTATTCGGGTCGCTTAACCCTGAGATCGGGAAGCGGCTGATTACGGAATTTTTCTTGCTCATCAGCAAGAAGAATAGCAAGAGCACGACCGCCGCTGCCATCATGTTGACGGCGCTGATTCGGAACTGGCGGCAATCGGCCGAATACCTGATTCTCGCGCCCACGGTAGAGATTGCCAACAACTCCTTCTACCCGGCTCGTGACATGGTGCGGGCGGACGAAGAACTGTCCGCCTTGTTCATGGTGCAGGATCACATTCGCACCATTACGCACCGTGAGACCAATTCCACGCTCAAGGTGGTGGCGGCTGACAGCGAGACGGTCGGCGGCAAGAAGGCTACCGGCATCCTGATTGACGAACTCTGGCTCTTCGGCAAGCGGCCGAATGCCGAAAACATGCTGCGGGAAGCCTGTGGCGGGCTTGCCAGCAGGCCCGAGGGCTTTGTCATATACCTGAGCACCCAATCGGACGACGCGCCCGCTGGCGTCTTCCGGGACAAGCTCCTGTACGCCCGCAAGGTGCGGGACGGGCTGGTCAAGGATCGGCAATTCCTGCCGGTACTGTACGAATTTCCTGATGCGATGGTGAAGGCCGGTGAACACAAGCGGCCGGAGAACTTCTACATCACCAATCCGAATTTGGGCGCCTCGGTATCCGAAGAATTCCTGGTGCGCGAACTCGCCAAGGCCGAGGAAACCGGACAGGAAAGCCTGATCGGCTATCTGTCCAAGCACCTCAACATTGAGATTGGTCTTGCTCTCAAATCGGACAGGTGGGCGGGCGCGGAATTCTGGGAAAGTCAGGCGCGGCCCGACATCACCCTGGACGCCATCCTCGCCCGCTGCGACGTTATCGACATCGGGATTGATGGCGGCGGGCTGGATGACCTGCTTGGCCTGGCCGTGCTGGGGCGCGACGCCGCAACCGGCGAATGGCTGCATTGGGGCCACGCCTGGGCGCACCCCTCGGTCATGGAACGCAGGAAATCCGAGGCTGCGCGATTTGTCGACTTCGAGAAGGACGGCGATTTGACAATCGTGCGCGCCATGGGTGACGACATCGTGGGCGTGGTCGATATTTGCCGGCGCATTGAAGACGCCGGCCTGCTCGACAAGATCGGCGTCGACCCCTACGCAATCGGCGGCATCCTCGACGCACTAGAGGCCGCCGGCATCCCCAAGGACAAGATCATTGGCATTCCGCAGGGCTGGAAGATGGTCGGCGCGATCAAGACCGCTGAACGCAGGCTCGCCGAAGGCGGATTCATTCATGGAGGCTCAAAAATGATGGCGTGGTCAGTCGGAAACGCGAAGGTAGAGCCAAAGGGCAACGCCATTGCCATCACCAAGCAGGCGGCCGGGTACGCGAAGATTGATCCGCTCATGGCGCTGTTCAATGCCACGTCCCTGATGGCGCTCAATCCCGAATCGCAGTCAGTTGCCGGGGTGATTCTGCTATGAGCCTGATGGAGCGGCTGAAGGCCGCGTTTCGCCCGAAGGCCGAAGGCGAATCCCTCTCCATGCCCGACATCCGCAAGGGCACCGAACTATTTGAATGGCTCACCGGCGGCATGTCATCGGCCGGCGTGGCCGTCACCGAACAGACCGCCATGCGAGTGTCTGCGGTGTACGCCTGCGTCAACCTTGTCGGCGGCTCGATTGCCAGCCTTCCGCTTCCGGTTTATCGCCGGACACAGGACGGGCGCGAGCGCGCGGATCATGAAATATGGTGGATGCTGAACGAACAGCCGCACCCATGCTGGGGCGCGGGCACCTTCTGGGAATACCTGACGGCATCCAAGCTGCTGCTTGGCGATGCCTATGCCCGCATCCTGCGCGCATCGAGACTGTCGGATCGCATCGTCGGGTTCGAGCCGCTGCACAAATCGCGCATCACCACGCAAAAGCTGAATGGGCGCCTTGTTTACTTCTATCAGGAAGACGACGGCGGCGTCATCGGCATAGACCAGGACGACATGCTGCACATTCCCGGCCCCGGCTTCGATGGCCTTGCCGGCATGAGCCAGATTCGTCACGCCTTGCGCAACTCGGCGGGCGTGGCCCTGGCTGCGGACGAGTTTTCCGCCTCCTTCTTCAAGAATGGCGCCCGGCCCGACTTCGCGCTTGAAGTGCCCGGCAAAGTGACGCCGGAACAGCAGGACATGATCCGCAAGACGTGGAAGGATCGGCATGGCGGCGTGGAAAACGCCCACCTTCCCGCGCTCATGGTGGGCGGGGCGAAGATTCACGAACTGACCATGAACGCCGAGGACGCGCAGCTACTCGATACCCGCCGATTCCAGGTCGAAGACATCGCCCGCGTGTTCGGTGTGCCGCCGCACATGATCGGGCATACCGACAAGACGACGAGCTGGGGCAGCGGCGTCGAACAGATGAGCATCGGCTTCGTCAAATACACCCTGCAGCGGCATCTTGTGAAATTCGAGCAGGAAATCAACCGCAAGGTATGGCCGAACCGGGAACGGTACTACGTCGAATTCAACACGGCTGGACTGGAACGCGGCGACTACAAGAGCCGCAACGAAGGCTACCGCATCGCCGCCGGCCGCGCTGGCGAACCTGGCTGGATGACCATCAACGAAATCCGCAGGCTGGAAAACCTGCCGCCGATAGACGGTGGTGATGACCTGCTGAAGCCGGAAGCGCCGGCAGACCCGGAAAAAGACCCGCAGGTACTGTCCAGCAAGATTCGCGCCGCCGCCAGCGTGCGTTCCGCAGAACTGCACAAGGAGGCCGTCGCCGCCGCGCCCGCGCCTGTTTACAACTTCGGCGCGCCGGAGATCAACATCAACGGCGGCGATACCCTGGTCGAACAGCCCAAGGTGCAAGTGGACGTGCATAACGACGTGCCCGCGCAAGAAGCGCCCGTGGTCAATGTCGCCGCCGCCGAGTCGCCCGTCATCAACGTTGCCGCGCCGAACGTGGACGCCCATTTCGAGGCGACGATTCCTGCGCCTGTGGTGAGCGTCGCCGCGCCGAGCGTGAATATCGTCAATGACGTGCAGCCGGCCGAGATCAAGGAAGTCGCCATCACCAGCCTGCCTGATCGCGTCACCAGCGCAGAAGTGCAGCGCGACGCGCAAGGCAACATCATGCGCAGCACGCAGACCGAGAAGGACGCATAGGAGCCCGCCACCATGTCAATGTCAAACGCCAGCGAAACCGCACTGCTCAACCTGCTGTTCAACAACGCCGACTGGGCCAACGTCGGCGATGCCGCCGGGCTGCAGAACTCCGCCGCCGCCGGCAGCTTCTACGTCGCCCTGCACACCGCCGACCCCGGCGAGGCGGGCACTCAGGCCACCAGCGAAGCCACCTACACCGGATACGCCCGCGTCGCCGTTGCGCGCAGCGGCGCCGGCTGGACGGTCTCCGGCAACCAGGTCACGAACGCCGCCACGGTGCAGTTCGGCGAATGCACCGCCGGATCGGAGACCATCACCCACTTCAGCGTCGGGCTGGAGTCAGCGGGCGCCACCGCCATCCTCTACTCCGGCGCGCTGTCCGCCTCGCGCGCCGTCTCGTCCGGCATCACGCCGCTGTTCAACGCCGGCGCGCTGACGGGCACGGTCGACTGATGTGGAATACCGCTGCGCACACTGCGGGCGCGAGCTGGGGCCGATGGTCGAAGGCGAACCGGAACCGGCTTGTCCCGACCACCCGGACGGCGTCGTAGAGGTTTTCGACAATGCCGATACAGAGTCTTAGCGACCTGCAGGCCGCCTTCGACGAAGGCCGCTGTCACATGCAGCGCTTCTACAAGGCCGCCGGCACCGCGCACGGACTGCACTGGGCTGACCCGTCGTTCTCTGCCGGGCAGCCGCCTTACGACGCCCGCGTCGGCACCGCGCTGGAATTCACGCCCTGTGTCGCGCAGAAAAATGATGCGATCTACTTCCCCGGCGTGGCCAGCGGCCAGCACCGCCACCTGACCTCCGCCACCTTCCGGTCTTCGCAATCGACATTCAACGGCGCCGGCTCCATCGTCATATTCGACCTGCTCGGCTATTACCCCATGATCGACGGCGATTCCACCGACGAGCAGTTCATGGATAACACGCAGCCCCTGCCGCGCTACGCGGACGGGGAGGGCGTGCAACTGGTGCTGGTGAACCACATCGCTCCGGCCGTCGCCAGCGGCGTGGCCGTCATCAACTACACCGACACGAACGGGACCAGCAAGAGCGTCACGCAGAACGTCCCGCTTACCGGGCAGAACCTCGTCTGCTCCGGGGTGCGCGCCGCCGCCGCCGCCGACGTGGGGCCGCTCACCGTCGCGCTGGCCGAAGCCTCCGCCGGCATCCGCAGTCTGGATTCCATCACCTTCACCACGCCGCCCTCCGGCCTGATCTGCGCGTATCTGGTGCGCATCCTCGGCACATGCCTGACGGGCGACAACAACGTCGCCGTGGAAAAGGAGTTCTACAGCAAGGCCGGCTTCCATTGCCCGCGCGTGCTCGACGGCGCCTGGCTCGGCTGGTTCGACCGCATCGGCTCCGGCACCTCGCGCACCGTGAGCTGGTTCGGCAACTTCACTTTCGCCTGGGGATAATCATGGCCATCCAATCAATCGACCAGCTTGTCGCCGCCATCAGCGCCGGGAAGATCACGCGCTACGACTTCAACAAGATCACCGGCGGCAGCGCCTACACCGCCGGCCGCTGGTACGACTTTTCCATGCTCGGCGGCTCGCCCATCGCCAACGCCTGGGCCGGCACCGCGCTCGCCTGGAAAACCTGCGACGAAGCCACCGGCAATGGCACGCAGATATTCGGCATGCCGCACGGCGGCAACGTCTCGACCGACATCAAGCATCTGCTCAACATGAACGCCTGGAGCACCGCCGCCACCGGCGTCCCCGGCACGCTGATGCTGGTCGACCTGCAAGGCTACTGGC